GATGAAAGCTTAAAAACGGGCGTTATTGGTGTAACTGCGTATGCGGCCCCGCACATTTTAGAGGGGATCAATAAATTTATTGAAACGTTTAGCAAAGACCCAAAGGGCTTTATTAAATTAATTAGAGGTGGCAAATAATGGGCTGGTTAAAAACATTAGTTTCTTTTATCACTGACCCAATAGCCGACTTAACCGGCGGCTATGTTGAGCGCAAACGTATAGCGGCAGAAATGGCCGCCGATGTAGCGCGCGCTGAAAACAATTTTAAAATTGCGCAGTTTGAAGCTAAAGCAAGGCGCTGTATGCAGGCCGAGCAAAACGACGCTGATTATGACTTGTTGGTTTTAAAAAACCGAGATAAAACTATAATGGATGAAGTGATCATTCTATTCTTTTTGGGTTTGTTTGTTTGCCACTTTATACCGGCCATGCAACCTTACATGCATAAGGGCTGGCAAGCTATGGGCTATACCGGCGCGCCCTGGTACTTTGAATTTGTGATTGTAGGCATTGCAGTTTCAACCCTTGGGTTAATGCGATTGTTTAGGGCGTTTTGGGGGAGCAAGAGCGGCAATAAAAAAAGCGCTAGTTAGGAGCTAGCGCTTTGGTGTTTAAACTTCTTCTAGGAGCAAATCACTTGTTAATCTGAATGTTGAGCCTTGCTGATTTACTTTAGTAGATTTTGCTTTTGCACTATAGAGTCTAACCGCTTTACGTATGCTTGACTCAAGATTCTCTAGCTTTTCACCAAATATCTGCTTGCTTCTAAATTCACGAAATGCCTTTTCATCTTCTTCTGTTAACTCCAAATAAGTATCATCTATGATTAAATCAAAATTAACGTAAATCTCTTCATCTCTGGATCTAAAGTGATATTTAATAACCGATGTTCTTGTCGGCTCAGCGTGCTCATCTAAACCTAATTCATTTAAAACGTACTTAATAAAATCTAACATTCCTTAATCCATTTCTAATGCATAGTAATAGGTACATTAAGCTAGCTTTTTTAATTAACAAAGTCTACTAGGCCAATCTAACTCTTTAACCTCTTCAACTTTACCTGCAACAACTTCAAGACGCTTAAGTGCCCTTGTAAAATTTGGCCCAGGCACACCATTAAGTGTTGCTGCATTGGTCTTGCTAATACCGCGAACTAAGTAATCACTGAGTGCTGCTTTTATATCTTCACTGGTGCTTTTGCCAAACGACAAAAGCACATCTAACCGCTCTTGGCTTTGTGATCCTTTATATAAATATTTCACAATTTATTTATCAGTTAAGTGATAATAAACTAATGATATTTCAATATTCGATAAATCACCAATTATTTGAGCTTTTAGTTGTCACTTTATGTCCAACATTGTCACACTTTTGACACTGCGATCCTTTTTAACTTTCTTTTAGATCCTTTAGTAATAAGGGCTAGCCAGAAAGGGCTTGTCACTGGGGGTGTCAATTGAACGCATTTTTTGCACGAAAGCGGAAGGCGAGGAGGAGTGAATTTTGGAGTCTTTGGGTTCTCAGCTAATAGTTAAATGGTTGTTTGGCATACATGCAACCACTGTATATAATGACAGTTGTTTTTATTAACGATTGGTGAATATTATGGCGCGGGTTACTTGTCCAAATTGCGAAGCTAAAGCAACAGTTACATCACGTGAAAAGCAAAGCGCCCATGTGGTGAATTTATATTGCTCGTGCACTAACACTAAAGAGTGCGGGGCTACATTCCGTATTACCCAGTCGTTTGATCACTTCTTAAACCCGCCTTGTAAAACTACTGCACAATTAGCGGCATCACTTATTAAAAACCTACCTCGAGAACAACAATTGGAATTGATTGGGCTTTAGCCTTAACTTTATTTTAGCCATAAAAAAACCCACAACATGTGTGGGTTAGGACGAAAACGTTAAAAATTGCCTTTCGGCAAAGTTAAATTTAGCTGTTTTGTTGGGGTTTGCAAGTTTCGGTAAACTTAACAATTGAGTAGTATACCCAGTTACGACGTTTAATTTTTGGTTTCATGTTCGTCCTCTTATTAATAAGCTTGGGCGCTTAAATAACAAGGCGGTGTTTTGTAACTGCTCAATAGTGATTCTGCGGCCATCGATAGCGACTACTTTAATTTTGTTCACTGGGTGGCTCTCTTCAATAATTTCATAACGTGAGTTCTTTTTAATATTTTCAATACTACGGTTGCCGTCTTTTTGAGACTCACCAAAGGCATGGCCTAACATTCTTGCTGTATAAAATAACCCGGTTGAAAGCATTTTTTCTGCTGCTGAGTGAGTATTCATAATGCCACCTGCTGTTTTGGTTGTGTTCTGTTAGTTACTGTAAATACGTTGGCGTTAGGTTCTTGCTGGTAGCCGTTGCAAATTTCGGTAGCAAATACGCTGTTATTGTTTTTTCCGCACTGGCCGTATTGGGTTTTAGGCTTTGGCTTGTCGAATTTTGTAATAAACGGGCTGTGCTGATCCTCTGCAAAACCTTTTGGGCAAAATGCCTGGCAACTAATACATGCCATCGGCATTAATACTTTTGAAATTTGAATAGTCATATTTTCTCCTACGCCATTAAATCTAGTGCCCACCAATCGTTACTGCTGATTGCTGATGCGCTGCCTTGTTTTACTAAAGTAACTAGGTCCCAATCGCCAATAGTGACTAGGCCATTTTGTATATGGGTATTATTTGGTGTGTTGCGACCGTCAAGCTGCGCGTATTTATAAGCAAGCTCTACATATTCGCGGGCTTGTTTCCAATGGGCTTCAGTTATGTACCAGCTACCTGCTTTTTGAGAATATGTTTTAGCCAATGACTCAATAGCTAAGCGCTGATCATGCTTTATTTGCTCATCAACATTTAAAACTTGAAGTTGGCCGTCTCGTATTTGGTAAATTTGGCCGTTTCGGCTGATCCTTTTTCCGCTATTTAGATCCTTTATTACTTCATCAACATCATTTTTTGAGGTGCCCATCATATCGAGTAACAACTCAGCCCTAGACCCTGCGGCTATAGGCGTACAGTTATTACCACTAGTCCAAGATAGGTCGGCTACGCCGACGTTGGTGTTATCCTTAGCATTGATTTTTTCGGCTGTACCTTTGAGTTGTCTGGTCCATTCTACTAAGCGTGTTTTAAGGCTTGTTTGGGTAATTACGTTATGTACGTTTTCAAGTGTTCGTTTAAGCACGGCCTTGTAATCGGTATTAGTAAGTACACCTTTTATGCGGCGTACTACTTCGGCGTAGTCGTTACCCATTTGCGTGTCTTCGTACATTGATTTGAAATTAGCAGCACGCCCTATACACATACCGCCTTGGAGTTTTACGTAATCTTTCCAGTTGGCGGTGTCAGCAGCGTGGCGAATAGGCTCTATGGTTTCGTCGCTTATTGCTTTGCCCTTAGGCATGCGGCGCAATTCACGATACACAGTGACGCTTGGTGAGCCCTGAAATTGAAACTGGCGAATATTCCATGTACTAGCCCAGGCTAAAACAGGGTTAGCTTGCTCTTGCAGGCTTTCGCCTGTTTCGGCATCTTCATGGTCGCTTAATTGGTAGCCATCAATATTTTTACTGATGTATTTGGCAATGTAGCTGGCCGCACTGCCCTTACTTTTATCCATTTTTATAGCGTCAAAGCGTGGGCTAAAAGTACGGTAAAATTTACTAGGCGCTTTGGCTTTTTTGCCTTGGCTTTTTTTAAGGCCCCACTCACGGCGCTTTTGTTTATAGGTTTTAAATAGCTCACTTTTTTTAGTGCCTGAGCGGTAGCCTATGCATTTTTCGACGGTTTTAATGTGTGTGCCGTGAGTATTTATATCTACCCATTCGTTTACTACTTTTGCGCGGGTTTGCACAGGGCCGTAATAATCGTAAAGCTCTGTTTTGTCTTCTTGAATAAAGTACCAACGCAAAATAGCGTTCACTTCTTGTAGCTTATTTTTAGGCATAAACAACATCATGTGCCAATGCGGGCAACCGTCGGCATGTGGCTCAACTACGCGCACACCAAAGTATTTAAGGCCACGGCGGTTTAACTTAGAACGGGCACGCGCCCATGTTTGGGTTAGGTAATTTTGTGCATCTTTTGGGGTTTCGCCGTGCCATTTACTTGAGTTTGCATGAAAACGCGACGGGCACGTAATAGTGTAAAACACACCTACATAGCCCATTTCGTCGGCTAACTCTTCGGTTTCGCGTATGCGTAACATTAACTCGTTACGGCGGTTGGCAGGATTTGCCATACCGCTTTTTACGGCTTCAATTAAACTTATTACGTCGCCGTCGCTGCTTTGCAGTTCCATCATTTCTAGGAACTGGCGGCCACTGGCTTGTGCAAAGTTAAACTCGCGCTGTGCTTGTTTTGACGAGTAAGGGCTAATGCCACGGCGTTTAAACTTTTTGCTTTTTTTATCGTGGTATAAATCTTTGCCTACTTGGCCTGTGGCAATTTCTAGTAACTCTAAAAACTGACGGCGAATAGTTTTTAATTGGCGAGCCCACCATCTATCACACTGCATTTTTAGCAGTGCTATTTCGTAACACTCGGTTGGCAAGTTGTCGTCGCGCATGGCGTAAAATGGCACATTAGCACCTAGGGCTTTGGCATGCGTGGCTATTGCATCGTAGGTTAACGATATTATTTTTGCGTACGGTAGGTGTTGGTTTTCTTCGCTTACATCAAGCGTTATTTGCACGCACTCCATAGCGAGTGTGCCTGCGTGTTTTTTGGTTTTTTCAATACTGCTTAAAATATGCCATGGCAATGGCATATTTTGAGTAATACTAAACAGTACGCCAAAGCGCGGTTTTAAACGGGCAATGGTGCGGCGTAACCATGTATTAGCACGGTATTGGCTACCCGCTTTTTTCTGGTTGTAACGGTCAATGTACTTACGGGCCATACGACTTTGCAAAGGCACTGGCACACTCTGCAAGCCACGCGCTAAAAAATTACGGTCGTCAATATCGTTTATAGACGAAATTAAACCCTTAGCTATACCAGATAGTCTAAGGGTTTCTAGGTCGATTGGTTTAGGGTTAGCCACGGCGTTACAGCTCTATTTCCATTGGTTCGCCACCAATTTGCACAGCGTTTAATGCAATGCTCATTTGGCTATAAACTTGTTCAAAGTTAACATCGTCATCAGCAATCAGTTTTACGATTGGTAGCAAGTCGGTTAGCGTGTCTTCGCACTGCATAAGCATATGCACGGTGCTGCGCTTGTTTAAAAGTCGGATAGTAAAATTGGCTTGCTCAATAGTGTGTAAAATAATATTTAGTATTAACTGTTTTTTAGATAGATCTTGGTCTTTGATTGTGTTCATTTTAGTAGTCCTTTGGGATTAAATTATTGGTGTAGATTTACTGAGAATGTGTAGCTGTGTGCGTAGATTCATTACTTCACTACTCCAAGCGCTGAAAATATCTTTCGGAACTCTGCGGTTCTATCGCCTAGGTAAGTAATAAAACAGCCTTTAGGTGCGCCTTTTTTTACATTGCCTTGTGCATCGTTAAAATGTGTACGGCCATCAATAAAACAACTTAAACCTGCGTTTAATAACTTTTGGCACCATGCCTCTGAGCTATTAACAAAGGTAATATTCATTGCTTCTTTAAAGTTACCTTGTGCGTACTGGTCTAAGTAGTAATCAATCCAATCGCCGTTGCTGGCTATGTCTTCGGTAATGCAGTGGCCGCGATACTTACTGTAAGTCGGGTCGTTACATATTTTTTTAACGCACTTCGGTTTGCATGCCTGTTCACCTTTATTGAATGGGTGATTTAACCAAACCGTGTTTGCTATCCAATTTCGTGTTAATGCATCATCATCTTTGGTTAAATAACACGTTGCTTTTACTGACTTGTTAGCCACTACACAACTTGCTGGGTCTAAATCAATAACCGGAAACATTTGGTGCACATACTTCAAAACTTTATCGGGCGTGTAAAATTCAACATTGCCACTATCTTGATTGATTAGCTGATCGGGAGTCATGGCCGTTCCTTAGTGTGTTTGTGAATCAGTTTTTGACTGTTTAACTAAACGCGGAACAACATCAAACTTAGGCGGGGTTCTTTCGAAGTTTTCGCGGCCAAGTACGTTGGCGTCGGTAAAAGCGGCAACAATGTCTTGTAACGCTAAAATGCCTTTGCGCACTGCTTCACGCTCTTGCAAATTAAATTGATAAAAGCTCATTTCTATATGGCGCTGTTTAAGTCCTGCAGCAATACACACTAATTTTCGTTGTTGATCAGTTAAAACGGCATTGAATAAATAACCAGGTGTGCGCGTTCTATCGCTCATTAGCGCTTTTATTTCAGCAAGGCCTTTTGGTATGTGTCGCCCTT